AGATTTTTCTTTACCGAAACTCACAGCTTATATTTTTTTGATATTTTCCATATATTTTATTTGACTTATTTTTCGCTATAAAAAAATTAATTTTTTTGTTTTTTCAACTTGAATATAATTATAAGCATCTAAAGAGTCTTCGCTTGATTCAAAATCAATTGCTGGCAAGTCTTTCTTACGCTGCTCAATTAACTTTGATTGATGTGTGCTTTGGATGTCAATACGCTTATCCTTCGCCATTTCCTTCTCTTGGTCAATTGTCTTTGCAGCATTAACTTCTAAACCCTTCAATTGCATATTCATCTCAAACTCCATTTGCATTAACTGCATTTTAAGTTGAGCCTCTTGCTTCATCTTCTCGATATCAAATGCTGACTCGGCTTGCTTTAATTGAGCCTTAGCTTGGAATTCTGCCTGAACCTTTTGTAAGCTTGCTTGTGCAGCTGCCTGAGAAGATTGGATGTTAGACTGCGTTTGCATCTCCATCTTTTGTTTCTCACGGTCCATGTCCTGCTCTTGTTTCTTTCTGCGCTTTAATTTCAAAAGCTCATTTGCTAATTTAATATTGCGAATCTCGCGAATATCAATAGCGTCTTCAAGATCAATTTGGTCACGTTGTAACGACGCTTGGATGTTAGCCTCAAGCTGAGACTTCTCCTCTTCGTCTGGAGATACTTCAATAAAGATACCAAAATCATGTAAGTATAAGTCTTTTACGTCTTCCAATACACCAACATTGTACTTACCAATTTGGTTTATAAATTCTTCTTTGAACTCAGAATACTCAAGCACGTCAGAGATACGGCAAGACAATGCCTCTGCTAATCTCTTTGTAATGAATAATGTTCCGTCTAAGATGTGTCTTGTTGCTGTGTTTGAATTAAGCGCAGCTAACTTCTGTACACCAACCAACGATCTTGGATCAGGCATAGAGCCATCTCTCGCCTCGTTTAAGCCAGTTACGTCCCTAATCATACTCAAGTAATGGTTGTAAGAATTAATCAACGCTGTGATCTTTCCTTGGCCGCTATTTGAGTTTAGCTCTTGAATTGGAATCTTTCCTTGGTTGAACTCGCCATCTTGATTGTAAGAACGACCAATTACACTACCTGTTTGGAAGTATAACTTAAGTGCATCTTCTGGGTTGTAGTTTGCACCATTACCCAAGTCAACCTCGTTAACACCATCGGCATCAATGTATACACCATCTGGCACAACCTTAGCAATAACCTGTTGTAGCTTAAGATGCGTAATTTGAATCAAATCAGCAAACGTAATCATACGCTTAACCAATGATTCAATCACACCTTTGTACATTCTTGGGGCCATTGCGATATAGTTAGGCAAAGCATACTGCGTAGCAGACTTTGGTCTAACCATGTTCTTACTAAGTTCCCACTTAAGCAAATAGCTTGAGCCCAACACCATGACACCTTCGTACCATACGTCAATTCTCTTTTCTATTTTCTCAAATCTTTCGTCAGTCCCAGTTGGTGGGTTAAAGTTTTCATCCTTGCGAATGATACGAGTACCACCATTATCCAAAAACTTCTTCTTGTAGACAAATTTCTTATCGGTTTTATAATTGAAATATAATAATGTTACGACATCCCTGTCGAACAATGTGTTTCTGTATGGTCTAATAATGTTGTACTGCGTGAACCAGATACTACTTAACTTAGATATTTTGTCAAGCTCCTCTTTCGTAATGGTCGGGTCAATCTTAATCAACTCACCAATATGCACTTGCTTTATCTCTCCATAGTAGAAGCAATCATCAAATGTTGGAGACTCTGTGTATGAATAAACAACAGACGCAGGGTCAACATACTCAACCCTAATTCCGGCTCCTGCCTGGAACGTATGTTTAACCATACCAATACCCAAGACAGTCATGTCATAATCAACACGTCTTTTAATTTCTTGATATCTGTTCTGTTCAAATAATGTATCAATCGCAATCTCTTCAGCAATCTCAATAGCAGGCTTGTAGTTAAGTTGCATATGAAGGTTAAGCTCTTGATCATTCTCTGGCAAATCTTTAGGATTTGTATTGAAGGCATTGATACCAAATTGTTCTTGCGTTTGCACTAAGAAATCTTTTGCTACCATGTCCTTTTCAATCATCTCTTTGTATCCTGAACGCTTGCCGGCAGCTAACTCATCTTGAGCAAATGCCTTTACCGCATACATTCTGTCAGACATACCGTTAACAACGATATCGACAAACTTAGGGATAATTGGAACCGGTTCCCAGTTAAGGTTCAAGTAAGACAAGTCACCGTCAACAGCTAACTCATCCTTGTACTTTTGTACAGGCTGTTCCCCACGGGCGTATAGTCTTAGCTTATGAAACTCAATCCATTGATTATAAAAACGACAAGAATTAGTATCTCTTCTGAACCACTCATAAGAGATAGCCCTTCCTACTTTAATACCATATTCCTTGGACGCTTTTTCTGCATCAGTAGCCAACTGACTCGGAAATGATGTTGGGCTTATTAATTCTTGAGTTGTTTGATCCATTATTTGTCTATTATCCTGCTATTATACCCTTCATTCTGGTATCTCGCAAATTTAATGCTTATTTTTGATTCTTTTTTTTCTGGCACATATAAGTGCTTTTGGTTTGCCATTATCGCTAAACCACTGCTAATTGTTGCATCAAATTTAGTTCTATTATTGATATCAAACCTTGCCCAATCCTCAAGTGTTCTTGTAAAATACATCGATCCCATCTCGTCAGAATCTCTATAAACATTCTCAAAGTCTATACCAACGTGCTTCTCAATATATGTCTCAATAGCGGACGCGTGTGCTTGCTTTACGTCCTCAGATGAGTTAGGTATTCCCCCGATCTCTTTCTCTGTCTTAGAGAGCTTGTGTGTGGGCTTATCTGGTCTATTCAATGCAAAGTTTCTGTACCCTCTATTCTTAAAATGATATAATAGCCTTGGTTTGTTATTCTCCACAAGCACTGGCATACCATAAAACACACACGCCATTAGTACCTCCTCGAAGAATATCTCTGCCGTCTGTGGCCTTGCCACGTACTCTAAGAAGAACTGGTTGCTTGGCGCATCTTCCATGCTGAACTTTGTCATACCATGGAGAGATCCGTTAGATCCACCGCCACCCACAACACCTGAGATGTCATAAGGGTCACATCCAAACGCGCCAAGGTGCTCATTACCAGGATAGAACAAACTACCTCGCTTTATAAAGTTATTTCTTAAGTTCTCAGGTGGAACCCATGACACAAGGAACCGGCCCTTATTGTCTGGCGTCCAAACAACTTGGCTGTCCTTCACACCGTCCTTCCAATGGAAGTAACCTCTTGTAAGGACCCTGTCCTTGATTAATGAGTCATTGTAGTCAATCTGCTGATATATCTTCGTAAGATTGAACAAAGATGCTTTGCTCTCATCTCTAAAAGCGTGTGACTCTGTGCGTGGGAACTGCCTGTAAAACTCATTCAATGAGTCTGAGTCGCTTTTTAAAGACGCAACCTCATTGTTCCAATACTCAATTACACCAATCTTAATCATTCTGCCATCAATACCCTTAATAGGCTTAGATGGCGTATTAAACACCGGGTGACCATACTCGTCAAGATACCCTTCAAAGTTCCATTCCATTGGGATAAATAATGAATACAGGCCACTCTTGGTTTGCCCGTTCTCATTCTTCTTCCTTGGATCAGAGTCCTCGTATAATTTCTTAAAGTTAGAACCACCCTTGTCAAGCGCATTCGATGTAGAACCCATCATACACTTACCAATGATCCTACTACCCAAACGCAAACACGTCTTGGTTACACGCCAGTTATTTTGTATGTTATTAGGTGCAAGCCATTTTCCGCTCTCATCTTGAATGAGCATCCGTAATTTTTCTCCGTCATAACTGTTGTCACCTGTGTTCTTCCAGTCAATTGTGGTATTAAGACCCTCTAAGTGATCCTCCTCAGCTTTTGCAATACTCTTTCTTGTGAACTTAGATGCCGGTACACGATACGCAAGCTCAGTCTTTGGCTTGTCCATACCATCTTGTATTGGTTTAAAAAAGAATGGATAGCTCAAAGATATATTCACGACCTTGTCTGTGAACATTTTCTTTGCATCATCTCCCGTCTTTGATAAGATACCAAACCTGGCATCCTTTGTGATTGTCGCTTGGTTGACCATCTCAGAGCTACTCATAAATGAGAAACCTGAACGTCTATTCTTTAGATAGCACATACCAAAGCACCTATCGTCAGCCTTGCAAGCCTCCCAGAATATAAAGAATATCCTGTTACTTTCACGGAAATCAGGTAGACCAACGTCTATCTTGCTCCATTGCAAGTACATATAGTGTGTGCCGGTGATATATGTCGGGATACTATTATTAATAAACCAGAAGCCATTATCTCTACGATTGAATTCTTGATCTATATAGTCATCCCACTTAGCTTTAAACTTATTGTCAGTTCTGTCCCAGTCAAAGATTGTCTTAATCTTTTGTAATTCTTTAGGATACTCAACAACCTCCCAGTGATTATTTCTATTCTCAACTTCCTGAGGCTGAGCTGGCAAAGCTATATTAACACCATTGATGTTATATATCTCACCGATGGTTCCATCCTTAGATATAATGACAACATCATATTTATCATTGTGGCCATACTTCCAGCTATTTGTAAGGTTACCTTTCTCGATAATCTTGCTACTAATAATGTCTTTCTCAATTTTATATAGCATTATTTGCCCCTTCTCTCAGCGAAGCCACCTTTTTTCTCTTGGATGTAAACATTGCCTGTGATCATGTTACGCTCTTCCTCTATCCTTGATAGAATCTCGAACGCATCAAAGATAGCCAACTTCTTTGTAGCTGCCGCATTTTTTAATTTGTCAGCAGACACATCCCCCTCATCACCTGTCAAGATTTGCTCTTCAGCAACCTTAATAAGTTCTTTGATAGCCATCTCGCCTGCCTTGATTATTTTTAATTTATATTCTTCAGTTGTCATAATACGATGCAAATATTTCTTTCAAACATTCTGTACAGTTTTTTTCCGTCAATATCAAACCTGTACTCTGTGTCAGGCTGATACGATACCAATGTGCCAGCAGGGATATCAATCTTATCACTAACATACGCAAGTTTACCAATCAATGGCTGCTCTACGCCAACCTCAAAAACAGACAGGTCCTTTTGCTTCTCAATTGGCTCCACAAAGCAATAAGGCGAGTGGGCCATCCATACACTATCATTCTTTTTGTATAGAAAGAACTGATCAAAATCTAAAATGTATAAATTATCTTTAAGGTGCGACATTGACTTGCGCTCCTTACCCTTCATGTCATAATAGCTTCTAAATACATTATGGTGAACGACAAGCGTGTCTCCTGCCTCAACTGGACCATCATAGCCAATTGGTGTATTAATTACTGTAGCGAACCTATTGGTGGCCTTATGGTCTTCTTTAGATGTGCTAATAATTAGCCCACTCTCCCTAACATTGTCGTAAGATTTACCACCAACCGGTTCTACAATAAAGTAGAACGGGGATCTCATTATATAAAGTTTATATTAAATTCAATTGATACAGGCACACTATATGTGAACTTCTTCCACAATAATATCTCTTTATCTTTCTCGATGTATATTAAAATAGCGCCATCCTTATCAGATACAATTTGATGAATGACATGGCTACCATCCAATACTGACTGCCCCACAACGTAGTTCATTGCGTTCTTATAGTCAGTACCAACTGCTATCTTTCTGATTATCATATAACAAGCACCCAGCCGGATGTCTTTTTGATATACAGGTTCTCTGTGTCTGCTTGAAAACACAAAGCTCCTGGACTAACAGTTAACGCAGTTCTTGCAGCAGCATTCGCTACACTGAATGTGTTTTTGTACACATAGTCTCTAAGCATAGATAATTGAATGTTTACTGTAGACAAATCAGCATTTGAAGACAACAACAATTCTGTTCCTGTAAGATCTGTATCTTTTGCGTAACTTGATATTTTAGCCATTTTTATATTCTCCTGTTTTTAAATCTATTGTTATGTCGCCATATTCCTGCGACAATTCATGTTGAAACGATTGTAAGTCTTTTGCAACACTTTCAATTCTCTCAATAAATTCTTTCTTTGCTACATCCGCGTTTTCCATTTGAGCTCTTGATCTTGAGATTTGGATTTCTACGTCTGCAATTGAGTCCTTTAAATATCGTAAATCACGATTCAAATTCACCAACTTTTCTAATTGTTCTTCTTTAATTTTATTCATTTTAATAATTTATATACTATGATTGCTAAGATAACTAGCAGTACAAGGGGTAACCCCTTGTATAGATACTTGCTATCTTGATATTCAATTACCTTGTATGGCACTCTGTCATGCGTCACAACTCTTATTGTGTCCGGCTTCACAGTTGCCTTAAAGTATATTTTCTTTTCTTTGACAATGAACTTCAGCTTTAATACTGTGTCCTCATATGTCATTGTGTCCGTGATGTAAAAACTATCGGTGTGGTTGTACTCCTCAGTTATCACCGTGGTATCATGCACAATAACTTTTTCTTTATTGAATAGTGTTGGGTCCTTCTTAAGCGCACGGTTTAAGTGCCACTCAGCGGAGCATGATGTTAGTAATAATATGAGGAGTAATGACCTTAGCATTTTTTACATTTTTTAACAACTGGATTGTTTGCTGTTCCTGGCTTGCCTTTAGATGTCATCTTTTTAGGCGCTGCCGGTTTGGTGTTTTTAATAGTAATCGCCATAATTATTTTTTTGCTGCGTTTTTAAACATCATTTTAGCTGCGGTAGCTTTACCAACTGCCATAGCCTTCTTAGCAGGCATACCTTTTTTCTCATAGCTTTTAGCTACACTCTCAGCCATAGGTGCAAAGTTTTTACCCTTCTTCCCGATGTCTTTACCAGCAACGGCTTTCTTTACAATAGCAGCTTTCATTTCTTTCTTTTGCATAGAACTGCCTTCAGACTTTTCATGCTTCATCATGGCCTTTTTAGATGGATACTTCTCCATTGTGCCTTTTTCAACGATCATTTTTTTCATATTGCTTTCAAAGATAGTTATTTTTCATTAATCTACACTAGTAATAATACCATTTGTAATACGCAAGTTTTGTTGACCAGGAGGATTTGTTGGTACGGTGAATGTGCCGGTGTATCCTGTAGGAGCACTATCTATCAACTTCCATAGTGTCTTCAGCATCCAGTCAATCGACATTGGTACGCTGACACTATACTCGTTGTAATTTTTAGGTGGCCTTAAGATCATTTCTTTGTGAACTTATTGTTTGATCCGTTACGAGCACGGTTCGCTTTTGATTTTTCTAACACAACGGAGCCGTCCTTCTTGTGGCTCAAGTCAACGCCTTTCGCTGCTCTCTTGCCATAGACGCCACGTTGGTGTGCTTCTTTATTAAGCTCTTCACGATACTTTACGCGCGAAGGAGATGCCTGATACGCTTTGTCGTATGAGTAGTCCCTTCCAGTAGCTTTATTGCTGCCCGGCCTACTATTCTTCGCTACTATTTTATTCTTTGGCATTATTTCTTCTTTGCCGTCTTTGCAGATTGCTTGAATGCTTTTGCTGTTGGAGCGCCTTTAGTTCCAGGCTTTCTCATTGT